GCCTATTGGTGCAGGAGCTTGCTCCTCCACTACTTCTTCTGTAATTTCTTCGCTCATACTTGTACTTGTTGGTCGGGTGCAGTTTGTGCCATTTGTTCAGGTTGCGGTTGAGGTTCACCGCCCGCACCCGGGGCGACTTCACCTTCTTGTAAAGGTTGTGGTTGTTGGGCTTGCTGGGTCTGCTGTACAAGCAGTTGTACGGCTTCAAGAACCTGAGGCCATTGATCCTTAATCTCACTCAAGAATTGGTCGTTACCTACATTGGCAAGCTCCTGCTCCTGATCCATTTCGTCAGTCTCTAGCTTTAAATCATGAGCGCCCGACAAACGGAAGATTTCATTAAACATATTAAATGTACGCTCCCTACCTAACGCAGCAGCCATGTCGGGGACTTGCAAGAACTGCATAACCAACTGACCTAACACTTGAGCGGATTGTGTATCTCTAGCTCTTTCAGCACCATCTCTAGCTCCAAATAAATATTCATACACAAGGGTTTTTGGTGTTCCGATTACATTCCTCTTGGACATTGTCGGGTCACCAGAAGTCTCGACCTCAAAACCAGAATCACGAATGATCTGCTCGGAGTATCTGCCCTTAATGGGAACAACGAACTTATCCGTGGAGCAGGTGACCAAGTGTTCATAGAGAACCTTCTTCATTGCTGCCCTCATGTCATCTATGCCCTCAGATATAAAGGAGTAGATAGCATTAGTCGTGTTACTTATCTCTGCCACCTCTGTAGCTGAAATCTCACGAGGAGCGGGCTGACCTAACTCTTGCGGGGAAAGAATCAGTAATCGCTCAACGAGATTAAGCAACTGGAGGATTGCTTGTATCGATTGATTTATGCCACCCGACAGCTCCTTTTGTACATCCACAACACGAATAAAATCGGCTGAGTTTATACCCAAGTCCGCTGCCTTTTGCCCCGAATAAAACAGTGCTTTAGGCTTTGCATAAAAAGTGTCTTCAGCTAGAGCGTTCTTGATGTAGTCCTTCACATCGTCATCCAACGCATCTTGGTCTATAGCAAAAATCTTAAACATACTCATCTTCATCTGCTCGAGCATTGAACTAAGTATGTTAGTTAACTGATCTTGGTATGGCATGATTTCGTGTGCGACTGATATGTTCGCCACGCGATCATCATTCTCATTGATACCGCCATATACGGCTGGCAACGACGGGAGGTATTCCGCATACACAATCGTCTGATCGCTTGCTACGGTAAATTTCAACCAAACATCGTGCGGGTAATCACCTAGCCCGTCACGCTTGGGATTTACCCTCATGCACATATTGGTGACAAACATTCCCTTGTCCTGGTCTTCGGATGAGTAGAGTCCTGTATTAGCAACTCTGTCGTTCCGCATGGAAAAGGTGTCCCCTACTCGCGGAAATACAATATCATCATTAAAGTAGTAACCAAAAAAGTCAGCATGTGCGTTATAAAGGGAAGATAGGTTGTTTGTTACACTAATATCATCAGTGTTCCAAGTAGCAGGATTACCTTCAATATCTCCAAACTTTACAATATCCCAGTAGCCGATCCAATCAGGTCCATGGTTAGTGTTAATATTCTGCAGAGGCCTAGATGTATCGTAGACAACTCGGGTCGGGTGAGGTGTTACGAACTTAACTCCACCTTTCTCGACATATGATTCCATGGTCTCCTCGCCCGTCATATCATCCTCGGACATTCTCCATTGAATATCTTCAGTCCATGAGGTCTCAGGAAATGCAACAGAGTGACCGTACATAAACATCTGCCTAATGACTTGTTCAAATTGATGCCTGTAACCGAATTGGTCGCACATCATTTCTATCCGTTGGGAAAGTACATCCGCACGAAGTTTATCCCTCAATGCGGTTGATCGAGGCTCGTACTTAAAGTACGGGTAAAGGTTACTGAACCTACTGACCTGGGCTGCTACCCGTCTAGTTATGTAGGATCTGATGAGGTTTATGGATACCTCGTAAAGTCTAAGGGCATTAACGCTTTTAAGTTCTCCCTCGTCGTTGTAGTCGCAAAACTTTTCCGCACAATCAAGGTCCTCCAATTTGGACGCGCATTGATTAATGTCTATCTTGCCTTGTGCATACTGTAATAACGGAATTGTAGATTTATTAATTGGTATGGAGTCCCATGCCATATCCACACTCATGTACAATTTGGCGTGGTTAATTGACCCCCTTACCCCCTCAAGTATGCGGGACTGTATAAGGTCTTCGAAGTGATTCCGTACAGAGTAGTCTTTGCCTCCCTCTTTGCAGGTAAAAATCTCGCGAAGCCTCTCTTGAGTGCATCCGTACTTCCGTAAAATATCTTTATCGACCATAGCTAAAATTAAATACGTCCCCTATCGTATCTTCTGTGTAATGTTGTAGGTACTTATGCTCGATTATGGTTAGTAATATCGCTAGTGGGCCACTAAAAGGATTGGGTGAAACAAGCTTCCTCAGAAAGGATGCGTGAGGTTCGTGAACTAAGCTCGAGAGTTCTCCGTAATTTATACGAAGTACCCCGCACAGCCTGTCTACCCGCTCTTTGTCCCATCTCTTCTTTACCCCAAGACGCTCGTAATGAGCATCCATGACAATGGAAGCAGATGTTGCATACTTAGAGTCACCCGGGAGTCTCTTCTGACTCGGGCTCTTCTTCGTCCGTATCGTCTTCGCTTTCGGCTGATTCATCTGCGGTAATTTTAATTCCCTCCTTGTCCTCAAATGCTCCAGTGAACTTTTTTTCCGACAACTCTTTAACCTGAAAGGATGCAGTTACTTTAACTACATCTCCAACCGAAACGCCTTCGAGCATATCAACGACATCAGGGTACATTTCCAGGTTAACATTTAATATAGACTCCATATTCATACTCGTAACTTATGTTTTCGTGTTACAAAAATCAACCACCAATTTGCATGATTTCAGTTTTGACCAACTCAGATGGTGGCGATAGTGATCCATCGTATTGTATGAACACATAGGACATCGCATCAAAAGCGTGTACATAGACACTTCTCTTAGGCTTAAATGATATATTTGGATCGTAAGTTTTACCCTGCTTCTCCGATATGAGGTTGTGAAACATCTTAATTATTGATGTACACTGAGATGAAACTAAGAATTGGTCATTCTGCAGTTTTCCTATTGTGAGCCTTACCCTAGCCTCTACAGATCCATTAAACTTAGGGGCTGACCTCATTCTGATCGGACTTAAGTCGAATGTATCCGCTTTGCTTCGTGATATTTCCTCTATGTCCTTAACATCATAACTACCCGTTTTTGCCCTGAACTGATTAAATGCAGAGTTATCGGATATGTGCTGAAATATAAACTTATGGTCACACTTGCGATTCCAGTATGCCATTTTCCTCATGACTAGAGGAACAAGGGTGGTGTAAGGTAGTTTCTTATTGATTGTGACTAGCTCATCAAAGACAGTCCAAATTATTCCATCTTCACCAACTAATGCCTGCATGAAGATAACCGCATTGTTTACTGAGCCGGGGTCCCATCCTACTAGAATTGGAAAGTTTTCGTTTGGCAAAATACCAGACTTCGAATCTCCGCGAATATGCAGTTGCTTTGAGAAGTACGGACCAAATATAGCATCCCCCGCAGGTCGGTCAATCCATTCACCCCGAACCATCCGTGCTTCCTCGATCGGATCAGTCTTAACCGCCTCCATGATACGGTCGTAATAACCGGGCGGAAGGTTGTGTTCATTCTCCTTAATAGGGACATGGTATACTGAATAATCCTGATTCCATACCCCCTCCTTACTATATGGTTCTTCGAAAAATCTTTTGTATACCCAGTGACTCGGACCATCGGGGTTACAGGCAGCTAAATACTGTTGTGGTCCGTGAATACCCTGCCGCCTACCTAACTGCTGAACTACGGCATTAAAATAATCGTTGGTGTCTAAGTTAGTAAGCTCATCCACAAACACAAGACTAGGCTCAAAACCTTTAATCCTATCCTTGATGAAGGATCCGTACGGAACTGAAATTAAGCATATACGGGAATATCCACCAAATCGGTTTTCTATATCTATGTATAGATTCTTTTGCGTATCTTGGCGTTCGTCCGTGTGTACTAAATCTATGCCATCAACCCATTCAGGAAGTATCTCCACTTGCAACTTATGCCACACGCCACCCATAGTCGCCTGTGATCGAACGCCAACTATGATCAGGGCTAGTGCATTAAAGTTTTCGTAGCAATGACGGACTAGCTTATGTCCACCTAATGAGTAAGTCTTTCCGGAACCACGCTCACCGTATGCCAATATGTAATTAGATGGATCATCAAAAATCTTTCGCTGGGTAATAGTCAGGGAGGGCATCCACGGCTCAGCATCCTCTCCTGCCTCCTCATCCTTGGGCGCGAACTTCTCGATCAGTATCCTGTGATCAATCTTCTGCTTTTTCTTTGGCATCCTGTAGTTCTTTTAATGGTCGGAAGCCTGGTTTCTTCTTAGTCTCACGCTTATCTTTTTCGTTTGCCAATCTAAGCTGAAACTCCAAGCCTTTAAGCAATCTATCATAGAACTTACCTTGTTGTTCAGTTGCCTGTAGAAAGAGTCTTGTTTTCAGTATACGCTCCTCGGCATCCATACTCTCATCACCCATTTCGTCTTTAAGGGCTTCCGTAACCTCGAATAGACCCATATTCTGGCGGATGTTTACTTTTTGTGTGACACGAAGAGCTTCAGCCATAAGTAAGCCCACCGAGTCGTCAAAGTCTTCGAATATCTTAAGCTTCTCTACATTGTCCGAGTTGGATAGTATACTCTCTAGTTCGTTGTTAAATACATAACGGCTGTTCTTATCTAGTGTCTCCAAGAGGCGAGAGCCATTAGGGTCATCCAATTCCTCATCCCTACCGAGTAGTTCTATTGCATCAGGCTTAATCTCCTTAGTCCCGTTCTGTACCCACATGGCATAAAGCTTGGGGTCATGGTAGACTCGCTCCCTTATTTTTTTTGCGGTAGTCCCGAATTGTTCTGCGGTCTTTGCGTAATCTCCGTTATACTCCTTAAGTGCAGCAGCAAGTACATCAGTCTTAATTTTGTGCGATCTGGGCATCTTGAAGTATTCTAATTAGTGGTTGGAATGTAGTCTTCCAGTGTGAGCTATTACGCAAGAAGGCATAAGTACCTTTGCGGGTGTAGGCAGTTAGTCTATTCCTGTCGGTGTAGCTAAATGGGTCAAAGTTACAACCAATACAGAAAGCCCTAGCATCCCCGACTGTTATAGAGTCCCAAGAGGTCATCTTTGAAATCCTCTTAACTTCATCTAAGCCTAGGCCAGATCGTATAGCAACCTCTTGATCACTTAACGCACAATGCATACGCTCACCACTACGCTCCTTCGCGTAGAGGCGTACGAATACAGGTGGGTATTTAAATAGTATCTGCCAGGGGCTTAATTTTCCATTTTTTTGCATACGAGTGAACCTCTTTCATGTCTGCGGCATCCTTGGAGATGTCACCTAACACCACCTTGGTGCCACAGTCAGCCCTATGGGCCATTATAATCCAGTTATCAAAATACTCCTCCAATATTGGGCGTACTCTCTCGTAAGCATCAAATGCTTCAGATCTCAATTGTTTTCCCTTGTCCATGTTTTTAAAACTAAAAACACCCTCCGAAAAAATCAACACGAAAATATGTGTTACTATAAGATTAACCTGCTTCCCTATTACTTACAGGGGCTATATGGAAAAATACTCCTCAGCCTGCTTTCTATCAACTCTGTTGTTCTTGTAGTTCTTAAGGAAAATCTCGGATGACATATGCCCCATGGTGTCCAATGCCCAAGCAAAGTCCTTCCAGTATCCATAACTTGCAAACGAATGCCTTGCCCCGTTGGCAGGATATTCAAACCCTGCCCTACGACAAGCCTTACGCCTAGCTTGAGTGATTCCATAGTATGACGGCATTACTAATCCTTTAGATTTTGGTATCCATGACCACAGGTTCTCGGGGGGCTTGATCCACCGCTCCCTTCCAGTCTTTGTTAACTCAGCCTTTAGTCCGATCCGTTCGCCATATTGAATATTTGAATACTTTAATGTAGCCATCTCCATTTCAGGGCGAATGCCGGCAAATAGCATAATTGCTATACTTGGTCTGTATTTTTGGTCTATTTCATCTAAAAGTAACTTTACCTGCTCAATAGTTAAAATGTCGGGAAGCTTAAAAAAAACCTTTTT